CCATGCAGATTAGCTGATACAGGCGGCAGAGAGGTTGAAGTTGGTGCTGAGGTTGTTATCGCTGATTATAAACTCTTCACCGATGACGTGGATATCACCGAGCAGGATAGGGTTATTGTCGATGAGATAACCTATGAGATTTTAATGGTATCAGTCAGAAAGGATAGCATAGAGGGGCATCACAAGGAATTACTATTAAGGGTGGTACGATGAACGTTAAGGTTGATATAACAGAAGTAACCGAGGGCTTAAAGAAATATGGTGCGAAGGCTCAGGATGCCGCACAGAAAGCCATGAAGGATACCGTTGTTAATATCGCCGCTGATTCTATTAAGGGTTCGCCTTGGCTAACTGGTAATAACGCACGGATGATTAAGTATGAAGTCAATAAACTCGCAGGCTCTATATTTTCTACGAGTGGATACGGCGGATTCCTTGAGACAGGAACCGTAAAACTTCCCGCAAGGCCATACTTCAAACCCGCTTTGGATAGAAACTGGCCTAAGTTCACGCAGATAATGAAGGGGTATTTGAAATGGTAGATACTAATATAGTTATAAGGGATTATCTAATTTCAAGGATTGCATTAATAGCCCTGGTATCCAATAGGATTTACGCTGCTAATCCACTTCCGGAGAATGTGACCTTACCAGCGATTGCATTCTTTACCCGAGGCGGTACCAGTATTCCGTCAGTTCCAACAATAACAATACCGTCAGTGCAGTTTAGTTGCTGGGCAGATGACCCTATAGAAGCTCGCAAGGTATATAGAGCATTATATGATGAATTGAATGGTTTATACGATGCGACTGTCACAATAGATGGCACTGTCTATTACATTATGAGGGCAATCGAGGAAGTTCAAGGGCAGGACTTACAGGATACCGATATCCCAGGATACTGGAGGGCACTAACCTTTTATTCCATAACAATTAGAAATTTCTAAGGAGGTAAAAACATGGCTACAGCAGGAAAGATTGGGCACACTACTACATTACAATGGGGGGGAAACCCTATAGCAGAGATAACGCGGATCGGTGGAGTCAGTATCTCTGTCACTAAGGTTGATTCCACATCTCTATCCTCGGCAAACTTTTACAAGGAAATCGTACCAGGATTACTGGACCCTGGGGACATTGAACTTGGGGGTATATTCAAGCCAGGTGATACAACTGGGCAGATAGCCCTAATGACCAGTATGGAAGCTAGAACTAGCGCAGCTTTCATAGTAACATTCCCTTCAGTATTGGCGACTACATGGACTGGAACAGCGTATATCACTAAGTTTTCTACTGATGAAGTTACCAGTGAAGGCCTGATTCCATTCTCAGCGACAATGAGCATTGTTGGCCAACCATCTCTCAATATTACCCTGGCTGCTGGTATGACAGCCCTAACAGGTGCAGAATTAAGTGGTGCAATAACCATAGAGCCTACTGTTGCTGTCGGAACTTACTCTTACTCATCGAGGACAGACCAGACCGCCACCTGGATTACACTGACTCCTGTTGGTGCAGGCATGACCTTCGACATTACGGCTCTTAGCGTAACGCACACTGTAGCAACTGGTGGTACGACTGGACACATAATTGTCGGCGGGGCCGATACCATAACGCCTGTCTACATAAAGGCATACGCGGCTAACCAAGTAGCCAGAAACTACACCTTATGGGTAACTTATCCGTAAACATTAGAGGGGGCGGGATAACCGCCCCCTTATTAAAAAGGAGGGACTATGGTTACAGTTAAACTAGACAAAGAGAGGAAACTGAAATTGACGCTACGGGGCATGTTGCTCTTTGAGGAGAAAACAGGCAGTTCACTTTTCAAGGGGTTTAATGTTAGTAAAATGCCATTCAAGGATGTTGTCACGCTTATGTGGTGCTGCCTTATCCATGAAGATAAAGAACTTACCTATGATAGCTTTGTTGATATGGTTGAGATGTCACGCATTAAAGAATTGACCGATAAGTGCATGGTTTGTATAAGCGAATCTTTGACTGAAAGCGAAGGTGAACCCCCTTTAGCGGGGAACCCCTCAAATGGCTAGACCTCTGGTCATTCGGGAGATACACATTAAGGCTTTCAGAAGATGGATTACTTGATTTAACTTTAAAGGAATTAACCGCTCTTTCAGATAGATACACAGATGAACAAGACTGGTTGAATTATAGAAGTGCTTTAATATGTGCTGTACTGGCTAATGTGTGGCGTGACCCTAAAAAAACGAAAGCATATACCCCTGCTGATTTTATGCCTGGAGCAAAGACCAAGAGTCAGACACCTGAGCAGATGCTGGCTACCGTTAAAATAATGAACGCTGCTTACGGCGGCAATATTGTTGAGAAATAAGGAGGTAAAATGGATGTAGGTGATGCCAAGATAACGATAACTGCTGATGATAAAGCCTCTGCGCAAATGGACAAAGTAGGTAAGTCTACTGGAAACTTAGGCGATAAATTCAAGCAATTAGGTAAAATGGTTGCTATTGCCGCGGCCGCTATTGTCGCTTTTGTTGCCAAGACAGTTCACGATTGGGCTAAGATTGGTGATATGCTAGACAAGATGTCCGATAGGACTGGGCTTGCCGTTGACAAATTAGCGGAACTGAAATATGTTTTAGAGCTTAGTGGCTCAAGCCTTGAGGATTTTGAGAAGGCAAACAAGACTCTATCAGGGGCTATCTTAGATGCCAGTTACGGGTTGGAAACTTATGTCAGGATATTCGAAGAACTAGGGCTAAGCATTGAAGATTTGCAACGAATGTCTCCAGAGGATCAGTTCTGGGCTGTCGCCAATGCCTTAGCAGAGGTTGATAATAAGGGAAGGCAAATAGCAATATCAGCAGACGTATTCGGCAGAGCTGGTACGAAATTACTTCCCATGTTAGCCGAAGGTAGCGAAGGGCTCCTTGAAATGCAGAAAGAGTTTGCGGAGTTTGGCTACCAGTGGACAGAAGAGGCTACTACAGCGGCGGCTGAATTGAATGATGCTTCGCAAAAGCTCGCAGCAGCTTGGGATAATATAAAATTTACCCTTATAGAGGAATTGGATTTAGCCGAGAAGTTAGACCAACTAAGCAACTATCTGGTAAGGGTGTCAGATTGGGTAGGTGAAAACAAGGATAAAATAGATGCTGTGGTTGGTATGGTTACAATGATAGGAACACTTTTTGTCAACATTCTAAAGGCTTTAGTATGGCTCGGGAATATCATTACTGAATACATTAAATTTATGGCTATAATTACTGATTTCTTCACTCCTTTTTCGGATATTATACCCACGGCAAGTGACTGGGCTACAATAACGCCTACACCAGAGGCTCTGGCAATACTTGGTCTACCTGAGAGACAATATGGTGGTATCGTGCCTGGTAGCTTCGGGCAGCCTGTACCTATTATGGCTCATGGTGGGGAAATTGTAAGTGGTTTACATGGTGAGGCTATGGGTGGCACTTCATTGACTGTTAATGTGGGAAACTTCATGGGTGATGAATCAGCATTAAGGGAATTATCAGGCAGGTTACAAGAGATTATGAGGGAGACCAGCCGAGGCACATCATTCCCAGGTGTCAACCGATTGGAATACTTCCCAGGGAGTAGTGCCTTATGAGCCTGACTTGTAAATTCAGCGTGGATTGGGATGCTACAGATTGGACAGTAGATCCTGACTTCTCTGAGGCCATTGATAATATCACGGACTATGTTGAGTCTTGGAGCATTAACAGGGGTAAAGATAAGGAACTAGGTAATGCCCCTGCGGGGATACTTGAGTTGACATTGGATAACAGCGACAAACGCTTTTCACCGCCTTATAATGCTGGTCCTTTGTTTGGTAAAATAAGACCCTGGCTTCCTGTAAAGGCAGAATGGGATACCGATGGTGGCCCGACCTGGGAGACATTCTATTTTGGTTTCATTTCCAGAATTACAGTTGACCCACATACTGATAAGCAGAAAGCATATCTGTACTGCACAGACGGGATGGACTTGCTTGCTCGGAATATGGTGACACAAAACAAAGATGACCTCTCAAGCGGAGATGATGGCGCTGCAGTTGAACAGATATTGGCTGCCGCAGGATGGGAGGGTAGGCAGTCAATAGAACATGATGGACCAAATTTGAAATTCCCATCAGTAGGTGAATATTAATGGGTACACGTTATGAGAATTTTGTGGCGTCAACGAGTGCCAACAATATTACTACCACTGGACAGTATGCAGCACAGACATTTCTAACAACAAACTCCCCGCATAATGTGGACATGATAAGGTTAAATTGCAGTATAAAAACCTCGGACACATTGACGATTAGTCTTAGGAATACAGATGCTGTCACTAAAAAACCGACTGGAGCCAATCTTGTGACTGGGACCAAAACATTCCCTGCGCAGGGGCAAGGGTGGATGGCATTCAACTTATCCAATCTTTATTGGCTTTCAGCGGACACACTCTATGCTATTATATTAACCTTTGTAGGGAGTGGGACCTTCCAATCGAGATGTGCGGAAGATAATCTATACCCAGACGGCAAGTTATGGACTTCAGGGGATGGTGCAATTTGGGATGCTACGGGTATATCTGATTGGGATTGGTGCTTTGAGATTTAGTCTACCTATGGGACTGGTGCTGATAGCAGCATTGCCACGAATAAAGTGACATTGGAATTGATTAGAAATCTTGAGATGACCTGTGGATCGCAATTTTATATATCGAAGGCGGGGAATGCCACTTATGAGTCGAGATTTCATAGAAC